AAATCCAGACATAGGCGTGACCGCCAATTCAATCACATTAGAAATAATGAAAGACTTGTTTTTATTAAAACAAACTGATGTCTTTCAAAACTATCCTGATGAACAATCGTTAGATAATGTAATGAATAAAGTCTTTGAGTTATATTACAAAGACTGGAATTACAAATACATTATTGATAGAGGTCCTGTATCTACACCAGGTAATCTGATGTTAATACAAAAACATTCTAATCAACCAATTAAGTGTGTTGTACTATTAAGAGATGTTTTAGACGTTCTAGCGTCTTATATGAAGTGGTATCATAACAATCCTAACTCATTTGTCAATAGATATGGTCTAAAAACAGATGATGAAAAATTAGGTATGTTAATGGCCAAAGATGGTGCCATAGCAAAAGATTTAGAAGCAATCAAAACGTTACTACAACCTGAAAACTCACATATGGCTTGTTTTGTAAAATATGATGACTTGATTAACGATCCTAAAACCCAACTAAATAGAATATATAACTTTTTAGAGATACCTTATTTTGAACATAACTTTAATAATTTAACTCAACTACAAGTAAATAATAAAAGTTATGATGATAAAATTATGGGTGATAATATGCACACAATTAGAACAAATGGAATATATAAAGAGGATAATCCATATCGTTCTATGATACCTAAACGTATCGTTGATAAATATGGACATATAAAATTTTGATATGAATGATATAAAATTTAACTTTGTCTTTTTAGGACAATCAATTTTGAGATATGAAGTACCATTAGATATATTTCTTACTATTAATGGTATTTACGAAAATAATTTTAAACAACTAACACCAGCGAATCAACAATTAGTCGGTAAGATTAGAAATGAACACTCTATCTATTATGATGGAGAAGATACTTCTATAATACAACGACATAATTTATTACCATTAAATGTAAAACAATGGTTTATGAGTATGTTTCAACATTATTTAACTTGGAATAAAATAAGAAATCCACATTGCCATTTAAATAGTATATGGATCAATGAAATGAAAGAACACGAATACAATCCTGTACACGTTCACCAAGGAACAATGTTTACAGGTCTATCTTCAGTAATGATTTTAAAACTTCCTAAAAATACAGGTGTTGAATATTCAGCAGAAAAACAACCACAAAATGGTAAATTACAAATATTAGGTTCAGCGTCTGGTCAATTTGCTAAAATAGATTATCAACCAGAAACTAGAGAAAGAGATTTTTATATCTTTCCGTATGATATGCGACATTGTGTATATCCATTTAACGGAACAAACGAAGTTAGAAGAACGCTTGCAGCAAACTGCGATGTTCAGTATAACCCAATTGAAAACAGAGGAGCTTTATAATGAGTGGAATGTATGAAAATATGAACATAAACGAACCTAGATGGAAAAGTTGGATAATTGAAACAACTACGCCATTGTTTACACCAGAACAGTGTAGAATGATCATAGATTGTGGACATAGACAAAAACCACAACCAGCACAAGTCGGTATGAATAGACCAGGTGGCGGTTTAGATACTAAAAAAAGAGTCACAACAATTAGTTGGATTCCTTTTAATGAAATGCCACATATGTATAGAGATTTATATAAATTTATACAACAGGTAAATTTAAATCACTTTGGATTTGATGATATTAGAATTACTGAAAACGCACAATTTACTGAATATCCAGAAGGTGGATTTTATGATTGGCATATGGATTCAGATGTTAATATGGCACACGAGCCACCAGTAAGAAAAATATCAATGACTTTACTTTTAAATGACCCTAATGAATTTGAAGGTGGTGATTTAGAGTTAATGGCACCTGGTAAATTTAAACCAATGAAACAAGGACACGCAACTTGTTTTGCTTCATTTTTAAATCATAGAGTCAATCCAGTAAGACGTGGAGTAAGACAATCGTTAGTTGTTTGGTTTGGAGGAAAACCATTTAGATAAGATGTTAATAAAAGAACAATTTTTTCCAACAACTGTATATGGTAAAGATGTAGAGTTAGATAATGAATCTCTAACACAACATATTATTAATTGGTCACAACAAGACCAAGGTGTGAAAAAAACAAATATGAATGGTTGGCACTCAACAACAGATATGCACTTAAAACAAGAATATCAACCTATTGTACAAGAATTATATAAAATGCAAGAGGAGATTTATCAGGAAGAATGGTTGGATAGAAAACCAATGTTGGGTAATATGTGGGCGAATATAAATTATCCTGGAGGTTATAATAGACCTCACGTTCACCCAAATTCTTTGTATAGTGGAGTATATTATGTTAAATCAAATGCACAAGCAGGAGAGTTAGTTGTAAATGATCCAAGACCTGGAATACAAACTATGATGCCAATTAGAAAACAAGGTCAACCACCAAAACATTTATGGAGAGAAGCACATTTAGATCCAATACCAGGAAGAATTTTAATGTTTCCTGCATGGTTATGGCATTGTGTTGAACCTAATAAATCAAATGATATAAGAATATCTGTAAGTTTTAATTTTATACAGGAAGGATTTCAATAAGATGAATGAAGAATTTAAACAAAAAAAGTATCAAGTAATTAAAAATGCAATTTCATACGAATTAGCAAATTTCTGTTTTAATTACCTATTATTAAAAAGAGATGCAGCAGACTTTATGCACTCTAATAATATAATTGCCGATACTGGTATGTGGGGAACAAGGAGAGATCAACAAGTACCAGGTGTCTATTCTCACTATGCTGATCCTGTAATGGAAACATTATTAATGAAAGTTTTACCTGTAATGAAAGAACAAACAGGTTTAGATTTAATACCAACTTATTCATATACAAGAGTGTATGAAAAAGGCTCTATACTATGGCGACATAAAGATAGACCAAGTTGTGAAATATCAACAACATTGAATTTAGGTGGGGATCTTTGGCCAATTTATATTGACCCAACAGGAGAAGATAATATTTTAAATGTTCAAGCCAAAAAAACTGGTGAAGAATGTATCGTCAAAAAGGGAGCACATCCAGGTAATAGAGTTGATCTAGAGCCAGGAGATATGCTTGTATATTCTGGGTGTGATTTAGAACATTGGAGAGATGAGTTTATAGGTAATATGTGTGCGCAAGTGTTTTTACACTATAACCACGTAAATGGACCATACGCAGAAGAAAATAAGTTTGATAAACGACCATTATTAGGTCTTCCAGCGTTTGTCAAGTAATATAAATAAACATAAAGGTGAATTAATTATGAGTGAACAAAAACAAGACAAAATAACAATTGATGGTAAAGATTACATTATAAGTGAATTACCATTAGATGTAAGAAATACAATTGTTGCTAGACAAGAAATACAACAATCTAAAGTAAGACACGAAGTGGAATTAGAGAAGATTGAAGTATTAACTAATTACTATAACGATAAGATAAAAAAAGGATTAGAAGAAGTCAATGGCAGCGAGAGCGAATCTAAGGATTGATCAGGGCGCAACATTTACAACAGACGTAACTGTTTCAGATAATGATGGAACAGCGTTTGATTTAACTGGCTACACTGCGTCAGCGAAACTATCTCAAGGTTACGCTTCTACAAGAACAAGAACATCTTTTACTACATCTATCGCAAGTGACCCTACAACAGGTATAATTACACTATCATTGACGGCAGACCAAACTAACGCACTAGAGGCGCCAGCGAGATATGTTTATGATGTAGAGATATTAAAAGCATCAGATAGTACAATTACTAGGGTTATCGAAGGAATTATTACAGTTAGTCCATCAGTTACTACATAATCTTTAATAAATAGTTATTATAAATATACTTTAAAAGAGAGAGTTTAAATGGCTGTTGTAAAGGCAAAAATCAATTCTAATAATTCAGCAGGACCTCAAAGGGTTTCTGTTACTGTGCCTAGTGCAAGTGCTGCTCAAACTTTCAAAGCTTTAAATGACGTGAATGTAACTTCTCTAACAGATGGTGCATTAATTCAATATGACGCTGCTACAGATAAATTTGTAACAAGAAACGAATTAGAAACTACCACGGGTACAATTACCTTTAACGGTGGTGCATTTTAACGGAGAGAAATAATAAATGTCAACAATTATTCAAATTAAACGAAGTTCGGGAACTTCGGCGCCATCAACCCTTAAATTAGGGGAACTGGCTTATACATATGGAACAGGTACTCAAGGCAATTTAGGAGATAGACTCTTTATTGGTGAGGGTGGAGTAGATGGTGAAGGTAACGCCAATAATATTACAGTCATTGGTGGACAATACTTTACAGATCAATTAGACCACGCTCAAGGTACTTTAACAGCTTCATCAGCATTATTAGTAGATAGTAATAAAGCGATTGA